TGCCAGGCGCCGGCGTATGGCTCCACAATCGTGCGCCAGCCCGAGCCAGCCCCGTGATGAGGCTGGCCCGTTGCTGTTTTGTTGCGCTTGCCGAATGGCCACATGGCTTATTCGCCGTATTGCGCGCCGGTGATGGCCGCAACCGAGTCAGTGCGGCGCGGCGCCCAGTTGACGCGGATCTCGGCCAGGAAGCCAGCCAGGTTCGACTGCCAGAGCGACACCAGCGGGTTGGTGCCGTCGCCCGTCGGGCTGTCGCTCATCTCAACGCTGGCTTCGTTGCTCATCGAGAGCTCCACGCCGCCGGCGTTGTAGTAGATGTTGCTGGCATCCACCAGGTAGAGCGCATGCTTGTCCGGGCCGGTTGCCGTCAGCGGCACATGGCTTGAAGTCACTACTGGCAGGCCGAACAGCGTGCCGCCATTGGCGCCCATGCCGGGGAAGAATGGCGTGCCCTGGTCGTTAGCCATAATGCTGATGGCCAGTGCAGTGCTGGGGTCGGTGATGAACACCGCGCCGTCGACCGAGCGGTTATTGCCGATGAACTTGCCGAACAGCGCCTTGATGTCCTTGCGAACCGCTGCGGCGTCCTTGCCGCTGGCTGCGGTGCCGGTCACGCCATTGGTGATGCTGGCCGGCTTGACGTTCGCGGCGCCGGCGTTGGCCGGGTCGATGAAGTCCGCATCCAGGCGGTACTTCAGAGCCTCAACCAGCGAGTCGCGGATCAGCACGTCAGCAGACGGGGAGCTGTCCCGAATGGTCTCCATGCTGGCCACGGCCAGTGCGGCGACCTTCAGCGGCGCCAGCTCCTTCTTGGAGAACGCCATGCTGGTAGCCGGCTTCGGTGCGCCCTCGCCAACCCATGCGGCGCTGCCGATGTCGGTTTGCGTGATGATTGGCTGGCGGAAGGGGACCGTGCGCATCGACAGGTTGCCGATGATGGTCTGCGGCATCAGATAGCCGATAAAATCCGCTGCGGGCTGGCCGTTGACCAGATTGCCCGCCCAGTTGGCGTCGCCGGTGGTGGCCGGGTCAACTGCCGCCTTGGTCATCAGGGCATGCGTCGCCTTGACGATGCGCTCGTCGTCGTACAGGTCCGCAGCAATCTGCGTAGCGTCGCGGTGCTCGATGGAACCCAGCGCGAGGCAACGAGCAGCCTTGGCAAAGCCGATGCCGTTGCTGATGTCCGGGGTGTTCTTGGCCTGGCGAAACGCCACGCCTGGCTGGCCCTTGTCCACCGGCTGCGCGGTGGCTTGTTCGGTGGCGAGCATCTTCTCCAGGCGGGCAATGTCAGCGTCAACCTGTTCGATCTCGGTCTGCAGTTCGTCGAACTGGGTCTGCTCGTCGGTGCTGAAGGTGCGGTCTTCGCCCGCGGCCTTTTCGGTCAGCGACTTTTGCTGTTCGAAGGCGGCCGTGCGGCTGTCCTGGAGCTTGGTGATTTGTTCAGAGATTTGCATATTTCAATCCTTGCGCAAGTGTTTGAACGTAGTACGTAAAGAATAGCCGCCGTGCGGCCGGGTGATTGGCTCGGTCGGAGCCGAAAGGGATTTGATCGTTTGAATGGTGGCTTCCTGATTGGCCGGCACCGTAACGGCCGACACTTCCATCAGATCGTAATGGCTGATATGCATGCCGCCGTCGTCGTTGGGTTCGAACTTCAACGGCATGAAGCCAATGCTCAGGCCGCGGACGAGTCCGTTCTTGATCGAATACCAAGCTTCTTCCAGCCGACCGACCAGGCCGCGCGGCATGTCGCTGTCAGGCTTCTGGACGCGCGCCGTAATGGCGATGCCGTCGTCTGTGACCTTGGCAGTTGTGACGTGGCCTATGGGTTTGTCGGGGTCGTGCTGCCAGAGTAGCGGTAGCGGCAGCTCGATGCTGGCGCCATGGGGATCAACGGTGTCGCGCATGCGATCCGTCGCCGGTGTTGAAGCAATGCCGGAAAACGTCCATGTGTCGGAATCCGCGGCCTTGACTTCAATTTTACTGAAAAGCCTATTCATGGCGCCATTTTACCGAGAAACTCAGCCATGCGCAATAAGTTAAGCCTCGGCTAAGTTATAGGCTGAACACCGCAATATGCCTTTGCCTGGGCCCGGGGTTGGTCGCCATCAGTGCGAATGCATCGAACAACGCCATGACGGGATCAATTTTTGCTCGCCCGGATGCTTTCTTCGTGACAATCGCCGTGTTGCTGCGCGGCTCAACCGCTGCATTGGAGACGCACCACTTCATCATGGGTTGGGCAGCCGGCGTGAACGATCCATCCGCCAGGGCGCGTTCAGTGGCTTGTGCATGCGCGAACAGCCGCCAGCCTTGACTGATGCCGATGACCGCATCCTCGGGTACGCCAGCCTCCTGAAGCGCTTCAGTGATGGACGCAACGCCAGCCGGATCAACGCCGATGCGATCCATCAGCCCGCTGTCGAAGACGCGTTTAACCACACCTGCCAGCTGTCGCACATCCTCGCCGGTCGCGCAAATGGTTAAATCGCCGTCGCTGGCGAATGACTCCATCTCGGCGGCAATCTCGGCCCGGCGGTCCAATACGATCCGATTGCACCAGGCGTGCGCCCATCCGAGCTTTTTCTTGTCCGTCCTGTCCCGGCCCAAGATGTACAGGCCGAGCCAGTCGTCAAGGCCGCCACCGTCAATGCCGACAGTGATGACCTCGCTGCGCTCCAGAATGGCGTCGAGCGTCAACGGCACCTCCTGGCGCTCCCAATAGACCGCACCGGGCCAGATGTCGGAGCTCGTGGCCATGCCGATTTCCACATTCGCGTGTTTGGCCATGAAAAGCTGGAAGCTGCCGTCCGTGGCGTTCCTGACTGATTCGTATTGGCGCCTGAGCCAGCCCTCGTCCACGCTGTAGCCCAGCGAGGGGTTACCGTAGCGGAAAATGGCCGGGTCGTGGGGATCGGCGCCAGGCGGTGGCTCGAACAGCACCGGCAGGAAGCTTTCGTCCTCCACTTCACCGTTAGCAACCTGGCGCGCATACTGAAGCTTTGAACGGAAAACACCTACTGGCGGGCTGTCAGACTGCGTTGTCAAGTAAATGACCCAGCCTTCCGGCCTCGCAGTCAGGCCGCCGACGGCTTCCATCAGCATGGCCTCGGCGCCGCGCTTCTGTGCCAAGAAAGACAATTCGTCCACTAGGACATGCCCGGCCAGCTTGCCGGCAACGATGCTGGAGTCAGCGGCCACAACCTTGATGGTGTTGTCGGTTACACGGTGTCTGATTTCTCTCACATGGCTGCGGACGTGAAACAGCTCGCGCAATTCCGGGTCGGCGCGCACCATGCCGCTGGCGGCGTTGTAAGCAGTGCTGGCCGCTTCCTTCGTCGCCGACAAGATCAAGAATTCGTCGTTCTCACGCCATGACAGAATGTTGGCTACTAGCATCAGGCCAGCTGCCACGGTGGTCTTCCCCGATTTTTTGGCGATCAGAACCAGCGTCTCGCGGATGGTCTGGCGGCCTGTTTCAGGGTCGAGCCCTCCGAACTGGGCCGCCACCAGGTCAAATGCCCACTGCGGCATGGCCTCGCGCATGAGGGGCTTGCCGGGTACGTCCGGCAGGCGCAAGTCGCCGAACAGCTCAACCGCCCGCTCGGCAGACTCGGGGTATATCGGGGCCGGGATGTTCAACGCGCAGCCGGGCGCTTAGCCGGTGCGAACTTGCCCTTGACCAGCTTCAATGCGCGGTCTTCAGCCTGCCGCTTCTTGCCAGCGGATGCCGCTATGTCACGGTAAAAGCTAAGGATTGTCTTTGCTGAAATTTGGCGCACCTTGGTTTCCTCGTGCTCGTCATTCATGGAATTGCGAAGGAAATCAAGAGCTTCGTTAATATCTTTGTCTCTGCGATCCATAATTTAGCCTCGGCTAAGTTTCTATGCATGGGTAAAAAAATCTCTTCATGAGAGGGGTGGGTGGTGCAGTGCAACATAGCTTTCATATATATTTCACCTCCCCGCCCTGGCACGCAGCTCGCGGTTGGTCTTCTCACGATGACATTCCAGGCACGCAACACCAACATTGGTGTCGTCGGTACTGCCGCCAAGGTGCAGCGGCACAACGTGATCCAGCTCGAACTTCTCGTACGGCAACACGATGCCGCACATGTAACACCGCGGGTCCTGGCGCCACACACGCATGCGCTGCTGGTTGCGCTGTGTGGTCTTGAGCCGGCGCCGATGGTTGTTGGCAGCACTCAGCAGCGGCCTGCGCTTCGTCTTGAGCTGCTTCAAGTTGTTGTTCGGCAACATCTTCATGGTTATATTATAACATTACATTATGCTGCTAGCGTTCAAGTCGAACCTTCAAGGGGCCACGGCTAGGATGTTGCTGGGTAGCGCCATGGCATCCTAGCTGGCGCTCGAGCGCATCTATAGTCCCCACAAAAGAAAGCCCCGACCGAAGCCGGGGCGGTTGTATCACTTCGTTGGTCAGCGCAGCCTGCTGAGTTGCCGCGCCATCCGGTTGGATGCTTCGCGCATCTGTCGCAGCCGGGCCTCGACCATAGCTGCATCACCCGCCATGCTGGCCATTACCTCCTGGCGCTGGATCAGCTGCCGTACGGCATCGCGTCGCAGCTGAATATGGTTGTCGGATGTGCTCAGCTCCATGTGATTGCACTTCTGTGGTTTAGCGAGCTGGAGGCCCACTGCGATACCGGCAAGTACACCGGCTGCGTATGACGCAACAATCGTAAGCGCTACGGTCATGTACAATATCCCCTTGCCGGCAATGCCGGCTGTCTGTGGGTGGCGCCGGGCTGTTGTTCAAGGCCGCCCGGCGTTGCCTTTAAGCCGAGATGACTTCCTCATCCGGCCTGAATCCCCTGGTGCCCTTGAAGCACAGATCGGACATCTCGGCCCAGGTCTGGAACACGTCCTGCCAGTAATCATTCGGCCAGGCCTTGATGTCGTCCGGCAGGTCAGGCTCCACGTAATCCGGGTCGTCGCAGAGCCTGCTGGCCTCCTCGGCAATTTCATTGGTAACTCGATCAAAGTATTTTGCATCGTCGAGGCACCGCATGAAGCGTTCGAAGTCAGGCAGCACCGCGTGCAGCTGGACCAGCGGAAAGCTGTCGCCCATGAACTCGGCGCTGCGGTCGAGCAGGTGCACGATGTCCAGGACGCGCTGCCAGCACTCACTGCCGATGCCGCGCTGGATGGATTCATCATCGCCCAGCCCGCGGCCGCAGATGATGCAGTTGTGCTTCGGCGCCAGCGTATCCTGCTTGAGCCGGCGCGCTGCTTCATAGGTGGCTTTGGCCATGCGCTCGGCACGCTTCTGTGCCGCCTTTTTCGCGGACCGGGAGCGCGCAGCATGCGATTGCACCAGCGCGTCGTGAACAACCCTGATGATGCGCGCGGTGTCGTCGCAGTCGTCGGCAACCGCCTCGGTGATGACGCCATCATGCATTGCAACCGTCACGCCATTGATGCGGTCGTCGCGCCTGCCGATCCAGTGCCAGACCTTGCGCGGCTTGTTCTTGAGCCGCGCGGCCATGAATTGCAGCTCGTCTTGGGTCAGGTTGTGTTCAATCATTTCTTACCTCCCGGCCGGTGGCTGAATTCTTTGCAGTTATCACAGCCGCCACAGTCTCACCAGGGCAGTACCAGCTCCACGGCAGGAACTCGCAGCAGAATCCGTTGCTGTTGGCATACGCCCGTATATCGCCCGGGGTGGAGTACGAGTGCGTGACGATTGCCGCCGGCCTGTATGGTCGCTGTGGCAATCGGTAGTACTCGCAATGGTCCATGTATGGCAAGCCACTGATCCCGCAATAATCAGCATCATTTCTGTTATGCCTGCCCTCCAGCAGCTGCGCGGTGCTAAATGGCCTGCCAGCCACTCGCCATCCTCGCTTGGCGGCAAATTGTTTCTGCAGCTCCAGCCAGGCCTCGCGCAGCACGCCGTACCTGTACGCGTTCCAGCGAAAGAGTCCGCGCACACGGTGCGTTTCTTCGGCCCATTCGCGCAGCTCTTCTATGCGCTTGCGGTTGCGCTCGTTAAACACATCGTGATAAGCGCCGCCAGATTGGAACTTCATCAGTACTTCAGTTTCAGGGTTCATCGTGCGTCTCCAGTGGTTGGCCATTGCTCCTCAGCTCTTGTTCGCTTGCGCTCATTTTTCAGTCTCCATCTTGGTAATCTGTTTGCGGCGCACGGCAATTACGCGCTCGGCGCCATATCGGTCTTTCAGGCTTTCGGTCGCCTGCTCAACCGTTTCGCACGGTGTCAGCAGAATCAGCCACGGGGCTTCATTGTTTGTCAGCCGGTATTCGTAAACGTGGCGGGCGGCCTGTTTCTCT